GATCATTACGTGTTGCCCAGCCGGAAAAATCATAATTCTTATCCATTTTGACTGTTCACCTCTTCGTTTGTATAGTTAGTGTTATCTTCAGGGTTACCTTCTAAATATTGCTCTTCAAACTGCTTTGATTGAGCAATGTTGCTGTTAACCAGCATATCAGCCTTAGGTTCATCAGACGGTTTGATTCCGATGATCTGTCTGATTTCATTAGAAGTTAAGATTTCGTTTCTTGTAAACTTATCTGCTATTTCAGCAATATTGTTTACCGGGACTAATTTAAACGGATCTCTAAAGGACTTAATTAACTGATGCTGAGTCCTCGCCGTTTTAGTCAGAAACTTTCGATTCAACTCATCCACTATTGCCGAAACTATTGGCTCAATAGTTCTACTGTAATAATTCAGCATAGTTTGCTCATCTGCTGTACCACTCAGTATGTCCTGAGTAATACCCAACTGGCTGAATAATAAATTAGTTAAGTATTCAACCTGCTTCATCAAGTTGTTTTCAACAGAGCGATTGAGTTGAGTTATACGTTCTGTACCATCAGTATATGCAATGCCATACTTACTCGCCTCTAACTGCGCTTCTATGTCGCCCATACGTTTTTCAGCTTCTTTCCTTCTGGATTCAGTCTTGATAACGTACGGAAGTTGGATAATCAAATCTAGCTTATTGGAAGCCGTTTTTTCATCTGTCACATCTAACAAACTTAACTTTCTTACCAACCTTTGCATAGTCGAGTTTGGCTCATTAATAATCGCATATAATGGATTTTCAACAATGGCAACCATACTTTTAGGTAACAAAACTTCTTGTTTATTTCCGGTCAACTCATTGTATAACCGGACTTTAACATGCGCCGGTTTCCATTCAATAATTTTACCGGTACGCATTGTTAAAATCTCAAATGAACTTGTGTTCAGTGGATTGATGTCTGTATCTACCGGAACGATTGCAATACATCCTTCGTCCAGCATTGACATAACAACATCCTGCATAAATGCTCTTCCTGTCTGGTCCACATTAGCTTCGACAGTTAAGCAATTGTTCAATCCAGAGTTGATGACTTCTAAAAATCTATCGTTCTCGTCCATTCGACAATGCTTGATGTCAATAGCGGATACATCTAATGCTATTCGATTGTAAATAGCAGTTACGATAGACCGTTCATTTCCTCTGGTGAAATGCATTCGGTCCGGTCTGTAATAGTATCCGGACCCGGTATCTGAATTATCAATGGTCGGTTCCCTCGATCGGAAGGTATTCCAAGCATTTCTCAACCGTGTTCTAAAAGAATACTCCATAAGCAAGTACCTCCATTATTCAAAGACTTCTCGATTGAGTTTGAACGCTATAAACGCATCCATCATAGCTGCAACACAGTCGATTTTAGCATCATAACGCCGTTTTAATAATTTTCTATTTCCGTTTGTGTCTTCCATAACGATACAATTTCCCATGGCATAAGACATTACCTGTTCGTCAAACATCAGCTTTCTGTCCTCGGATAATTTCTTTAATTCACCTAACGGTACTGATTCTGTTCGAGTCCCTTGTATAACTTTCTCTATGCCATATGGGCCATTCTCACGTTCCCAGCGTTCTACAAAATCTCTTGCATTATATGGGTCATACCCAAATGCTCGAATATCATATTCATTCTTGGCTATAAATGTATCCACATCTTCATAGACTTGCATCATATCAAGGACAGTTCCGGGCATAACAAAAAGACTGCCCTCATTGATGAATTCCTCATATTTATTACGCATAGCCAAGGTTAATTTGCTGAGAGTGTTTTCAGTAATGTAATTTCTGGACTTTACTCCAAACAGTTCATTACCTAATGGAAATAGAAATGTAAAACTACAAAAGTCATCGCCTTGAGATAAGTCTGCCCCCATAGCACATTGTAGTCCCCAATAGTCTCTATAACTATGAACTAGCGTTTCTTCATATGTGAAGAAGTATGTATAACCTTCCATAGGGATGCCAAATCTTTTGGCTAATGTATCATTACGTGTGGAAGGAGCTTTTTCTGCTCTTTCAACTTCTAACTGGTAAGTCTCATAACTCACCGTCTTGCCGAGATTAGGATTAGCCTTTAACCACATTCCCGGATCGGCAACTTCATTCAGTTCGTCAAGCTTATACCACCAAATCGACACATGCGGATTATAATATTCACCTTTAAGAATACTCATTAACTCCATTTTGATGGTATCGCCAGGTCCATTACGGACTGTACCTTCTGAACTGATTGCAAGGATAAAATAGTCCTTGTTCTTGGACGCACCTTGTTCTGCAGAACCAACTACGTCCTCTCTGACATCTCCGGAAAGCCATTCATCAATTGTCCAGATCTTAGCTCTGGAACCTTGAGTCTTATCGATAGTCATCGGCTTGACTTCAATTAACGAGCCTGTAAGAAAGTTCTCAATACCTTTCTTGGTAGACACCAATTTCTGTCGATTGGCTTTAGATCCGGTCGTGTTCTGCAAAGAACCTTCTGTCAGAAACTTAAATAACGGCCCTTTAGCTCTTGTTATGGATGTCCTAATCGGTGACATGACTTCGTCGGCTTGTGCCATTGTTGGAGCCATAGTCACTTGTCTGGTTGTTGAAGTATCGACGTTCAAGAAATAACTCTGAATACATGACGCATACATAGATTTGGCTGCGCCTCTTCCAACGATAAGATACTGTTTTTTAATCAGTCGCTGTTTGACAGAACGTCTTTCATAATGCCCTTCATAACCTTCTTCAGATGGAACATAGATGCTTTTATCAACAAAGTAATACCACCCAAAGACCTGTTCAGCCCATAACTTAAAACTGTCCAATAAAACTAAATCGCTGCCATCGGTTAGAGTCAGCTCATTTTCACAATAAGCAATAAAACCGTTGACAGCTTCATCATCATAATATATACCAGGATTTTCAATCAACGCATCAATTCGATGCATCTCCATAGCAACCTGTTCACAAACGGGTATGTCTCCTCTTATTACAGCGTCTCTGAACTGGCCGTAATAAATAGGAGTCGCTGTATTAGATAAAGACATTTAGGTCACCTACTTCTTTCTTTTCCTTACAGGCATGTTTAAAAATTGATTAGCGATTTTCTTTCCAGAATCTGCTACTTTATACATGCTATGTATCTGATGAGCTCGCATTCTTTTATTCATGGCAGGTCTCATCATATACCATTGATTCCCGAAATGAAAGGAATCAAACATGCCTCTATATCTTCTTCCGGTTATAAGATCAGACTTTTTTTTATTTTTTATAACCTTTCTAGCTCTCGGTCTCCCATTTGAATTGTTAGCAGATACCATGAATGGATGTATGTTATAAGCATCAGCATAATCATTAGCGGAGACCCCATTAGTAGTATATTTCTTACTCTTTTTCTTCTTCCACTTCCAATGTAAACCTTTCTGGTACTGGTTGTGGTAAAGCTCGTCTGGTCTTGTATACTCCCACATCATCGACCACCTCGTCTTCTACGTTCTTCTTCACGTCTTAAGGCTTCGGCATTTTTATTCAGAAGATACTGGTTATAGACAGTGTCATCTACCAATCTGGCCTGAGTCTGCTCCCGCTGTTTTCTTTCACGTTCAGCGACTTGAGCTTCTTGCTGTCGACGATATTCTTCCATACGTGCATCCTGTTGCTGACGTTTTCTTTCTTTGGCTGCCTCGCGATTAGCTTTCAAATCAGCCTTATCCTGAGCACGTTGCTGCTCTCTCTGCATTTCCTTATTAATTCTCGCATCGTCTTTCTTGACTTGCTGACGATCAGCTTTATCAAAGACGGTACGATAAGCAGGATCTCTACGCATATCTTCATACGCTTTCTTGAACTCGGCAGTTTCTTTCTTATATTTATTAATCTGCCATTCGTTCATATAATCGTCTTTCTGCTTCTTAAGTCTTTCAGATTTAGAAATTTCTCCGCCACTCATAGCATCGGTCAGTTTCTTTCCAACCTGCTTAGCAACAGGATTAATGATCGCAGTCTGAACTGCTTGGTTATTATATACCTTAAGTAATGTGTCAACAGCTTTCTTGCCGCGGCTGATTCTCTCTACCTGAACGGAAGCCATCTCTCTGCGAAGTGTCTTTTCTAACTGAATTCGATTGATTCTTTCTTGAATTTCTTTGTTAGACATTTCGCTAATTTTCTTTCCTTTAGGTAAACCATTTTGACTGTTATCG